ACCTTCAGGAGCAAGTAAATTGCTATATACTACATCAAAATCGACTGCTCAAGCTTTTGCACATATGCGGTTCCAATATGACGGTCTATCTGAGGCATATGGTAAAAAAATAGGCACTCAGGTTTACTCTGTTGCTATGGGTGGAGGATCAAAAGAAACAGCAATTGCAGCTATTAGACAGGCATTTGAAGGATCAGAGTTTGCAAGAAATGCAGAAACATACCTAACGACAGGCATACATGATTTTGTTCAAGAGATTGAGAACCTGTCTGCCAAAGATTCAACAGATGAAGTGTTTTGGGAGTACGTCGGTCCGGATGACGACAAGACACGCCCTGAATGCGTGGAAGGGCTTACACAACGATTTTTCACAGAAGACGAACGTTCGGCTTTTGAAGACGCTACTGGTGACGCCAGGGCGTATAATTGCAGACACTTCTTTGTTCAAATACCAAAAGAGGTATATGACGAAGGAACAGGCACCGCCAAGTAGGCGAAAGGAAGGCAAGCATGCCAAAAGTAGAGATTGAAGACACTGAGTTAGAAGAACTTAGAAAGGCAAAGAAAGACGCTGAAAGACGTCTTGCTGATCTGCAAGATGACTTAAAAGCGGTCAACGGCGAGTCTAAGACAAGAAAGCTTGAGTTGCGCGAAAAAGAGAAGCAGCTTGAGGAACTAACGTCAAAAATTGAAGAATTGAAAGCCTCTCAACCAGAAGTCGAGAAGCTTAAAGACTTAGCATCCAAATATGAGCAAATTCAAGAAAATGAGCGAAAAAGCAACATTGAACGCTTAAAATCATATGGGGAAAAATTAGCGTCCATGAAAGACACTGACAAAACGTTTGATGCTGCAAACAAGCTAAAAAGCGTCATAGGTGACGGTAAGGTTGAAGACCTGCCTATTGACGAGATTAAAGCCAAGTTGCTCATTCTTGAAACAGCCGACCAGGTAACTGGCATATTTGGAGCCCAAACAACCAACACAACAGTAGATGTAAAGCACCCAACTGCTGATGATAAAGCAAAGACTGTAACACGGTCAGGCGTACTTTACAACCCATTTAACAAATAGCAAATAGGAGGCTAAATGCCTGTATTATTAGATTACATTCACCCAGCGTCTTTGCAAATTCCTATCATAAAGGACTATGTTAGACGCTCGGGACTGCTTCAAACAGCTACGTTTAACGAAGCTAATGACGGCATGAAGCATGATTACGAGTATGTTGACGAACTGCCTACGGCTGTAGTTGGTGCACTGAACACAGCAGTAAACGCATCCGTTGAGAAGTCAAGAGAGCTTACTGTAAAGCTCTTACCTCTTCGCGTAAAAGCGTTTTATGACTCATTAATCGTCGACGCTAAAGGTGGCTATGACGTTTACTTTGCTCGCACAATGGATATGTTTATGCGTGCACTTTTAAACAAATTAGTTGATTCAGTCTACTATGGATCTTCTTCATTTGGTGATTCAAGCTTCGGCATGGGTCTGCATCAATACGCTAAGGCTTTTGGCAACGTAATACAGCTTAGCGGTTCATCTGGATCAAGATCGTCACTTTTCTGCGTGCACTACCAAGACCAGCAAACTGCTTTGTTAACCCCTCCATCTTCTGCTTTTGCGTCAGATATCAGCACTGGAGTTGTTACCGACAAAGAGGATATCATCAGAATATCTTCTCTGTCAAACAAGTTCAAGTACGATAATAATGGAATTTCTGGCTATGGAATGGAGTTCTTGTTGCCTGCAGCGTTGCTTGTAGGAAGCAAGTACGGTGTTGCTACAATCACCCAAATTGACTCTACTCACAAGCCAACCGCTGTCCAAATTGACGACATGATAGCTAAAGTAGACGGATCTGCTGACGGCATGACGTTCATTTACGGCAACGACACAGCTTTGAACACGATCAAGGCGTTACGTGCTTCACAATACATGAACAATGCCGACACTAACTTCAACACACAGGTGTCATCTTGGAACGGTATTCCTATCGTCAGAGAGGTTCGCTTGTCTTCTGCTGAAACCACAGTTTTAGACTAAAAGAGGTAAAAATGGCATTAACCAATTTAGGATACATTAAAGACGGCAATAAGCTTATTTGCTCAGCACAAGCGTTAAAGTCCTCATCTGGAAGCGACACGTTCGGACCAGTGTTGTTTGACGCTGCTGGAGTAAGCAAGGTGGTTGTAATAGCAAACACCGACATTGTAATTCCTGACACCAAAGTGCTTAAAATCGAGCCTCTGCTTGGTGTATCAACATCATCTTTTGCTGACAGCTTGTCTGGAACGGTTATTTACAACGTAACTGCCTCCGGAGAGACTACGATAAAAGCTGGTACAGTACTTGCATCATGGGTTATTCCTGCTGAAATTCCATGCCAAGGATCATCTACATATAGATATGTAGGATTGAAAGTCTCTGTAACGTCGGACATGTCAGCGTATAAGATAGACGCATTTGTGACCGTTTAAACAATATATGGGGGTAGGTTTCTACCCCCTAAATAAGAGGTAACATGCTTGAACAATATTGCACACTAAACAGCCTGGCTGTACACGAGCAAGAAATCAACTCTCTTGCTGGAAAAAAGACGATTGTATGCCTATATACTGGCAGTGATGACCAAACTGTCACAATTGACAAACAGGCTGACACTGTGCTAATTTATGACCAGAATGGATCTATTGTTGAGGCAGACGTCATTGACTATACATTCGACTTTCCGCGTGAAACATATGTTTCACGACTTGACCTATATTTGGGTGATGTTCCCGCGTGCACCTTTAGTCTTTCTGAGGCGAGGGGATTCAGCATACTGTCTACTGATAGGCTGTCAACAGGTACGCTTTCTGATGGCATTATTTGGGATACTGTCAAAATAGACAGAACATGGCAAGACAAGGTAGTGCTTGCTATAGCATGCACTGAAGCTGACGTAGTTGACAAGTTGTACCAAAAAGCAGGCTTGCTGACGTCAACTGATGATGAAATACTTGCAACAGTCACTAATCCAGAAATATTCGCTGTTGCTTCACAAATGAAGGCTTTAGAGCTTATTTATGCAGACATGGCGCAAAACGGGTTCAACCCAAACTACAAGCAAAAACAAGAGTATTATGCTGGAATGTATAGCAGTGAGCTAAATAGTGCCATTGCACGCGTTATTACGGACACGATAACAGAAAGAGACTATAGCGGTATAAACAGCATTAGGATAAGCAGATGAGTTTCAAACTGAACGGAAAGTGGGATGTCAGCAAGATAAGCATGGTGCCAACTACAAAAGACTACCAGTGGGCTGCTTTGCAGGCAAGAAACATCATAAGAAAGAGAACTCTTAACGGGGTTGACATCAATGGAGAAAGGTTTGAGCCATATTCTGCACAAACTATCATGTACCGCGAAAAAATGGGTAAGACAACAGACGTTGTAAACCTTGAAGACACTAATGCAATGCTTGGGTCATTGACCTATGATGCAAACGAATACGGTGCTACTGTTGGCATGTCAAATGCACATGCTGCAGAATATGGTCTTAAGCATCAAACCGGCTCAGGAGTGCCTAAACGTGAGTGGTTTGGGCTGCCTGAAAGTGAAGCTTTAAAGCTATCTCAAGAGGTGTCCAAACGAGTCATTCAGCGTAACCAAAAGGGGACTAAATGATCAATTTAATGACTGACATTAGAGGCAGATTCAAGGAAGTACTCGGTAAGGTAGTTGACACAGTGCTTGATTATCCGACCGAATTTGGTCTTGAGGGAAACAATAGCTCATTTGCTTATGTTGATCATGAATCGACTACTTTTGAACAAACGTCAAATAGAATGCTACTTGGAACGGTTATGATGGCAGTATACGTTCATACTGTTGGTGCCGATCAGAACGGGTCAAGGATAGGATACCATGAGCAGGTGGTAGCTGATGTCATGACAGCTTGCCTTTCTAATATGCAATTTGGGCTATCATTTTGCCAGGGAATAACGCCTGCATCAATACAAGCCAACACTACTGTGATAGCA